GATACAAGAAAACTTAATCCTGATGATGAAGATGAGTATTACTGTATTGAGTATACTCATTTTTTAATTGTCCGATTACTTTATGATGAGATGAAATTACAAGCGTATGACGAACGCTTAAAAAATATCGAAAAGATACTTGGTATATAAAAATGGAGGAAATATATTATGGCAAATACTACTCGAATAAAAGATCTTTCTAGTGTTACTACCCCTTCCGATTCTGATGTCATCGCTGTCGATGGCGCAAATGGGACTAAGGGTATCACTTTGGCGAATCTCGCAACAACAATTTTAAACAAATTGTCTTCAAAAACTTATGGACTCGATCAAGGTACAAAAACGTTACCAATGGCTGTTAATGAACTTTATAAAAGTTCTGTAGGAAACAGTGCTGCTGGTCACAATTCTATTTTCAGAGGCAAGAATCTTGGGACTTCTTATACTTCGGCTATGTCAAAAGCTATTCAAAATGGAACTTTTGATGATTTATATGTTGGAGATTATCTGACGATCAATGGTACTGTTTACCGAATTGCTGGTTTTAACATTATTAAAAATTGTGGTGATAATGTGTCAATTGGTAATAACATGTGCCTTGTTCCCGATTCTGCATTATATAACGCACAGATGCACAATACAGATAGCGGTCAGTACACGGAAGGCTCTGCTGCAAATACAACAACCGGTGCATACGCAAATTCCGATATGAGAACATCAAATCTTGCACAAGCTACTCAGAAAATTGTAAATGATTTTGGATCTTCTCATGTTATATCATACAGAGATGTTTTACCGAATGCTACTGCTGACGGACAATCTTCGGGTTGGGCGTGGTACGACTGTAAAGTTGAACTGATGTCAGAAGTAATGGTATATGGAACTAAAGTATGGGCTAACAGTGGTTATGAAGTTGGATGTATTAACTCTCAGCTTCCATTGTTTACATTAGCACCAGAATACATTCACCGTCGCTTCGACTATTGGCTTCGTGGTGTGAGGAGTGCGACTGCCTTCGCTTTTGTGCACTTCCACGGTTTTGCGAACGCCGGCG